TTTCTTGACTTGAACATACTCCATAATCTTGTAATAAATGTTTTTCCATAATATTGATTTGATTTTCATTTAGTCCAAACTTTTTCATATCCTTGTACCATTCTAAAATATTATTTTTATATCTTACAAATTTTTCTAACGGTTGTTCTCCATTTTCTACCATCAGCCTCATAACCGTATTCCCATTAGAAGCATCAATTAAATTTTGCGGTTGAATTAATTTGATTGCCTGTTCTCCTACTGACGATTCAAATTGGAAGCAAGAGAGTAATTCTCCTCTACATAAAATATTCCACATTTCTTTTGATTTAAAGTCTATAACGTCTGGATGTAGATATTTATTATATGTTTTTCTCAAACTTCCTTGCCATTCAATTTTTTTGTTTTTCACTAGCATTTCCATAGTCAATTGAAGCATTGATTCTGTTTTGGTATTTAAGAAGTCATATTTTAAATTTGATACTTGTTCTGAATCGTGTAATTCATATGCAGATATTAATTCTCCACTTGGACTTCTCATTACTGAATTATGTTTTGTGATTGGTTCATTGAGTATCAAAATTCCGCAAGCGTGGGTTGATCTTTTATTAATCAATCCTTCAATTCCTAGAATGACATTTAGTAAATTTTTATCCGTATACTCGCTTACCATATTTCTAAATTCGGTTACTGCTTTTCTTCCATTGTCTGGATCTCCATAGAAACAATCATGAATGCTCCACACTTTTCCTCTTTCTACAGGTACTAAAGAACTTAGATATAATGCAACATCATTGTTGATATGTAATCCTCTGCAAGCTGTTTGAATAGCTGATTTAGATGTTTCTGTTCCAAAGGTGCATACCCTTATCGCATCTCCACCAATGCTTTGATAATATTTTACTACTTTATCCATTACTACATCTTTTTTATGAGAACTATAATCTATATCAATATCAAAAATGTCCGGCCTCTCTGCACTCATAAATCTCCAATGAGGCATTTCAACACCTTGTTCTAATGGATTTACTTGAGTAATGCCTAATAGATAATTGATAATATATCCATTAGCAGATCCCCTTCCTGGCCCAACAAATGATTCAGCTTCTTCCCAAATAATATCTACATTTTTTTGCATAGTATTTAGATATGCTCCCATTGGTTGATGTTTAGCCTTGCTTGCTCCTGTGATTTCTTTACATTCAATATTAACTCTTTCTAATACATCGTCTAATTTTTCTTTTTTGATTTCTCTTTCTGCTATTCCTTTAAATGTTTGAGTAATCAAGAAAGTATGTTGCTCTTCTTTATCTTCATAAAGTTCTTTTATATATGGATAATTACTTAATATTTTTTGATTAACTGGATACCACTCTGATTTTTCAGGTAATTCCCTCAAAGGAATAATAGATTCAGCAAAGAAATCATATCCTACAACTTTATCAGCAATTTCTTTAGTATTTAATATTGCTTTTTCAATATCCTCAATTTCTAAATAATCCATATTCTTAAATATCTCATCCACTGTAAAAAAATGAGTTGTGCTATAAAACATATCTACTTCACGATTATTGTTTAAATCATCTTCTGAAGTTAAGAATGCTTTATGAATTTCTCTATCTTTTGCTGTTAAATAATGTGCATCGGTTGTCACTATCCATTTTATATTGTAAGCCTTTGCTACTTTTACCGCCATTTTATTGAAGTCTATTTGTTCCTGTTGTAAAGAGGGTTGGAGTTCGATGTAGAAATCTTCTCCAAATAAATCAAGACACCAATTTAAAAAGTCATCCAATTCATCTTTTATTTGTTCTTGAATCTCTTCATTTTCTTCTTGTAATAGACTCAAAATCAAGTGTGGTAACATTCCTCCAAGACAGGCACTTGATGCTATCAAATGCCCTTTATTTTCTCCTAAAATTGATTCTATATCACTATAGAAAGTAGGAACTCTTTCAACACCTTTATAGCTGAATAATCTCGTCCATGCTCTAGTGGATAGTTCTCTCATTTGCTCATGACCTTCATTATCCTTGGCTAAAATTAAAAAATGATAGAATTTAGGTTTTTTATTTTGATCCTTCGTTTCTTCATACATTATTTCTTCATCAACTAAATATATTTCATTCCCTAGAATTGGCTTAAAATCTCTATGTATCTTATCTTTAGATTTTAATTCCTTTACTGTATTTAAAAATTTAATGTGAGAACTAACAGATTCATGCTCGGTTACTGCCATTGCCATATTTCCTAGTTCAGCAACATATAGAATCATATCTTTGACTTTATTTATGGCATCGCGAAAACGGGTGTTGCTATATTCTGTATGAGTGTGTAAATGAACAAAATCACTATCCTGTAGCAATATCTAATTCCTCCTCTTCCTTCTTTATTATGCTGTCTATAAATAAATCAGATTTAGTATTTGTCTCTTGAAGAAACACTACCCATTCGTCCATAGTCATATCTCTTTTCCCTAAATTTTCGAATAGTGTTAAAAATTGATAATTATTTATTTCTTGTGTACCACCTTTGGATTTTGGCACAATATGATCGACTGAAGGTTTATACCAATTATAAAAGGTATTATTTGAATTTATTTTATTCTCTTTAATCCAATACAGATAAATTAAATTAAATTGCTTATCTATGTAAAACTTCTCAATGAACTGTTTGTAAAATATTATATCTTGGTTTGTTGGGTTACAATGCACAAACGCCTTATGTAAGAAAGCATATTTTTTAAAATCATCAAATTTATCTACATATTCAAATTCTATAGGTATTTTAGTTGTTGCTACTAGATGGGCTTTTTCTCTAATACAACCACAACTTTGCTGTATGCGTGCTTTCCCATTAACAGCCCTTTGTTCTATTACTATTTTATTACCACAGTCACATTGAAATAACCACTCTCTCGTTTTTCTACCACTCTTCCTTTCTGGAACCAAAGAAATAGCTACTAGTTTCCCAAATCTTTTCCCCTCAATATTTATTGGTATCATTGTTAATTTTATCTCTCCTTTATTGTATCACATAATATTATTTATTTCAATATTTAAAACTTAAAATCTTTTTCCTTACTTGCATTGAATGCAATTACTTCGATTTGAGGGAATTCCATTCCATTCCATTTATTAATTGAAAATTCTCCAATAATATCTAATTTAACTTTATTGTTTTTCTTAGATAATCCTTTATGATTTTTCATAATCATTTCATTGTACAGATTTTCACCTGCAAACTTTTTAATAAATACTATTTTATTATTCCCTATTGTTTTTTCAAATCTAATCAAATTTCTTTTATCTCCTATTAATTGAATATCTTCTACTTTGAGCGACACATCTGTAATAGCAAAAATTGGTTTCTTCAATGTATTTCCCCAAATATCTGCCCATTGACCTACTTGAAGAATATGTTTTTCTTTTAATCTTCCAATAGGGATTTCATAATCTACCATATAAACATCTTCTATATTTACATCTTTAAACATTTCATTTAATTTATTTTGTGTATCTTGAATTTTACTTTCTTTAATCTTAAACCCTCCGGCATTGGGATGACCTCCTAACATAATAAAAGTATCAATTTCTCTCAATACATCCATAAAGGATTCTACAGGGAATAGGTCATAACTTCTAAAACTTCCTCCAAATATTAATTCCTGTTCTTTATTTTTTAATTCGTCTTTATGCATTTGTTTTAAGATAATTATCGGACGTTTATAAATACTCGCCAACTTGTTAGCAACTAACCCCGAAAAGGATTTTTCTAATATATCAGTAGCATTAACTATAATTATTTTATTATTATTTAATTTCTGCGATTCAATTATTTCTACCAAATCTTCCATTGATTTTTTGACTAATTTATCTTGTCTGGCTTTAATATTAGTAGTTTCCCGAATCATGCACTCTTGCAAGGTTTGTATTATTATTTCTGGTTTAGGATCTGTCTTGCATTTTCTTCTTGGTTGATATTCTTTTTTCTCTTCTTTGCCTAAGAATGCATTTATTAAATCTTTTCTTTCTTCAGCATTGCCTATTCTTGTAACTGCATTAACAAAAGGTGCAATCTTCCATCCAACGAATGAAAAGTTAATATTCTCTCCTTCAATAACCTTATTTTTTACTAGAAATTGTTTCATAAATTCATTATTTATCTTTTTTAAACCTTCTATTGCTAAATATCGTGTTTCATAATTTCTCAAGTCCATAGAGTCTGCTATCATGCCTATTGCTACTAAATCTAAATTATTTTCAGCAAAATTAAATCCAAATTTTTTATCATATTCTTTAATAAATTTATAAACTACTCCTGCACCAGACAATGTAATATTGGGATATTGACCATCTTGGCAATTAATAACTACTGCATAAGGATTAATTTCTTCTATTTCGTGATGATCCAAAATTAGTATATCTACGTCTCTTGTTTCCACTAACTCTTTACATTGTTTAACATCTGAAGAACCTGCATCTGGTACAATCAATAAATTGAAATCATATTCTTCAAGACTTTTCACTACAATTCCATGCACTTTCTTTTCGTTCATAGAATGTGTAATTATGATATTTGGATTAATATTCAAGATATAATTATCAATTATTGTGCCTGATGTAGTGCCATCAACGTCCACATCAACTATAATATGTATTTTACTATTATTTTCAATGTGCCAATGAAGCATATCTAATCCTCTATCCATATTTTTAAATAACATTCCATCATGTACGGAAGATTCACTTACATTTAGCATTTTTTTTGGATTTTCCACACCTCTATTTTTCAATAAAATATCTAACAGTTCATTTTCACTAATTAAATCGTAACCTCGATTTAACACCTTGTATTTTATAATAAACATCTCCCTTTATTTTATCATTTCTCTCAATTCTTCTAGATCATCTATGTAATGTCGTTCTCTATATAGTTCTTCAAATGTTTCTTTTCCAAAATCTATCGGTGAGTCCTTGTATCCAATTCTAAAATCCCAACACACTATTATTGAAACATTGCAATATGGTATAAGCATTTCTGATATTTTTATTAATCCTTTGATGTAATTCTCATACTCTTTCCATGCTTTAGAATTTCTATCAATATTCTCATCATCAATTAATTCTATTTGATATTGTTTATCAAAACAAATTGTTACTTCTTCTACTCCTAATGAAAGCAACAAATCTCTTTGATGTAATGAAAATGACATTCCACATAGGGCAAGGCTTATGTTGTTTTCTTGACCAAAATAACTTCCGTAAAGCATAACTGCTTTTTCAGACTCAAATAATATTGCTTTCTTTATTTTTCTTATGTTTTCTTGATTTTGATATATTCCAAACAAATTAAATGCAATTGGATATCTATAAGTTAGTCCTTGAATAGTGATTGGTATATATTTTTTGCCACTATTCACTTGGTATTGTAGAAAATTTCTTCCCCTTATCCCTACTAAATTTCCATTGATATCGGGATGGGGAATTATACATTTAAATTGATTCATACAAAATTTTATTTGAAAAATATTAGCAATTTCATCTGTGATCCCTTCCTTATACCATGACATAGGCATATAATCATCGAACATATTTAATATATACTTATTGTAGGAGGGCAATTTAACTAATTGTTTTTCTTTTTTATGCAGATGGAGTTTTAGAAATTTTAAATCTTCATTCTCAATTTCTTTTTTTTGTAGACCTTTTTTCTTTTTAGTGAAATTAGTTATGTTTTTAAACTTGCAAAGGTAAGCAAATGCCTCTTGAAAAATAATATTTTTAGTAGACATAATTAAATCAAAAAGACTCATTGAACCACATGAAGTATAACATTTGAAGAACTTACTATCTATATAGTAATAAAGTTTATGACTTTTTCCTCCATGACATACGGTTGAAAAAAGTAATACGTTGTCATTGTTTTTGTCTTTTCTAGGACTCCCCGAACCTAAATCATTTAAAATGCTAATAACATCTTCTGTTGTCACCAACTCCATTAATTCATCTCTGTCCATTATTAATCACTCGTTTCAATGACTTTATCTTCTAATTCAATTAATGTTTTATCAATTGATATTGGTTCATAGTCTCTATTTGTACAAAATAAATCAATAGTTTTCATATTCCCTAAGTTTTGATAGCACCATATTTTAACTTCTTCAGTAATTTCTCCAAATCTATTTTTATATACTGTATAACATACGTTAGGCACTATGGTTTTATTTAATCCTTTTGCTTTTGGAATCAAAGGTTGAATAAAATCAAGTTCTTTTTTTGTTGGTGCAAATACGGTAATGCCTACATCACATTTATTGGGAAGTGATCTAGCACCTTTTACAGCTCTTTGATCTCTAAATCCATCTACTCTTGCTCCATCAGTGGTTTGTGTAAATCCAAAAATA